TTCCGCGATCTCTGATTTGAGAGATTGTGTTGCACTCTTGACCACCTGCTCTACGATGGCTTCTACATCTGCTGGATTAACTTCAGCAGAATTTTCTGTTGTTTCTACGGCTTCGGCAGCAGGGGCTTCCTCTGTAACTTCCTCAGCCTTTACTTCATCACCGTTAGCCTTTACTTCAGGCTCTTCGCCTTCGGCTGACTTTGGAGTTTCGCCTGGCGCATACATCTCAGCAGTTGTTACATGAGATGGCATCGCAATATTGGCAAAATCGTTAGTTGTTGTTAAACCGTGATCTGTTCCTGGTTGGTTGCATCCGCACTCAAGGCACTTTGAGATGTCAGCAGACTTCTCTGCATCTTGGTGTGCGCCCATGTATTTATCCCAACAGGCTTTAGCGGCATCGTCTGCCATACCTGCATCTTTGCAGCGCTTTAGAAAATCAGGCTTTGTTTCATCCTTGGCTGGCTTCATTTCTTTTTCTGATCCAGCAGCGCGCTCGATAATTGTTTCTTCTTCCATGACTTCTCCCTCTGCTTCTTCTCCTTCATACCATGCATGGAGATGCATAACGGCTTCTAGAAGGTGTCCAATTGATTGTATTTCATTGTGTCCTTCACGCATTTCACCTGCTTCAATAGAAATTAAATTAGCAAGGGCTTCGCGTGCTGCTTCATACTGCACTTTGTCAAACTTCAGTAGGTCCCCAACAACCTCAACAGGTAATTTCACAGTGTCTTTCATTGGGGTCTCCTCTGATTTGTTTACAGATAGTAAGTGTAGGGCAGATTGTAATGCTTTGCGGAGTTCCGCATCGCGTGCTTTGTCTTTCTTTGGTTCTTTCTTGTAGGTCCCGCCACGCTTCTTGTATTCACGCACCACCCAGGCATTTGCCACGGCTGATGGGTAGACATCAAACTTATCTTTAGCCTCATTTTTTACACGGTTATAGAGTTCCTTATCGGCTGGTTCATAACCCTCGCCGCCTTGGTTGATCCCCTCGTAATTTGGCTTCTCTTCCTCTTTGCCGATGTATTCCTCGACTTGAATAAGGCTTGACTGGCCATCCACGCTCTTTGCCAAAACCAACTGGCAGTTAGGGTTTGCAGGGCGATCAACAAGGGATACTTCAACAATCTGTCCATCAATGATGCGGCCATTAGCAGCCTTGGTATCACGCACAACGCGTGGTGATTTAATTCCAATTGAGAAGCCACGAAGGACTCCCGCATCCACTTTCTTTACTGAAACTGGGTCAACAACATGGGCCATGATGTAATGACCGTCTGCTTTTGCTTCATATTCTTTTGCAACACCCGCTGCAATGCTTGAGTGTTGTTCGCGGATGTTTCCACCTGATTTAAACCAGGCTGGCATAGCGCGATCCAACCAAGCAGCGTCACAAATCTGCTGATCGATGTCAACTGAGTCGTCTGTTGCCTTTCCATAAACCATCAAAGTTCCATCAGGCTGACGATCCGCCTTTTCAATACTGAAATACGAAGTGGTTAGATCATTCACCGTTGATTTCTCCTTGCTCTCTTGTTGTCTTAAAATACTTTTAGCCCAGGACCATCCTGCATCGCCGCCCCAAAGAAGCCAGGCGATGTATCCAGCGCTATCAACGCCCCAACCCTCACCTTTTTTATCCACCTCGTGGCGGGCAAAGTAAGAATTCATTCTTTTGATTGTGTCTAAGGATAGCGATGCGCCATTTGATAAGTCTCTTGCTCGGGCGACTCCCACTTCGGTTCCACCACGGTTGTGCTTCTTGCGAAGTTCCAGGCCGCGCTTGGCATTTGCACGCACTTGCTGCGGTGGTGTAAATCCTTCAGCCATAAGTTTTAATTACCTGAATAAAGAACTGATACATCTCCCGCAGAAGTTCCAGCGGCAGAAACAGCATAAACATTATCGCCACCATGCGCCCACAATTGAAAGTTTGCATTTGCGGCTATGCGTGTTCCTCTACCTGCTCCTGTAGCAGTGATAGTAGCGTCACCAACAAAAATAGGTTGAGCGTTTTGATTATTAATTTGAACGGGAACCGAACCTAAACCTGTTTGAACTGCGCAAATTAATGTTGGTGTTGTTGCAACTGTTGTTGATATGTGTACTAATGCCATTTATTCCTCAATCCTTTTAAGGCTAGGTGTCTTACTTTAGCAGGATTATCTTGACGGAACGCCGACTAGCGTGGTTCCAACAGGAGTGTCATCCCCAAATTCAGGAATAACAGGAAGCAAAGCACAACGGCAGTTTGGGTGCGCTGGTGGTTGGGTGTTGCCCGAATTAAAAGTGCCACCAATCGGAACAACCTGGTTGGCATTCTGTGCGCAAATAGGACATGGATCAGATACCTCCCATTCCATTTCACCAATCTGCATTTCTCTGTAACGATTAACCGTTGCCGCAGACATAGCGCGGTTTTGTTCCGTTATAGCAATCATCAAAGCCCGAGATGAGGAAGCAACATTTCTGCGGATCAACTTGGCTGCTTGGTTAGCGCTCAAGCCTTGTTCTAAAGCATCTGCGATCGAGTTGCCAATGTCATTTACAGTTGTGTTAGTCATTTCTTTCAGGCGAATGCCAAAGGACTCCAGGAAGCGTTGAAAAGCCTTTGATGGGCGAAGCAAAAGAGCCGCAGCCTCATCGCCAGGGTTCCATAAAGACCAGTCAATCAAATCATCGTCAGCGGCCTTCTGAGCCTGGCGTGCCTTGCCCACGGCTTCCTCAGCAGCGGCTTCACCCGTTACCCAACCCTCGGCATAAACGCGTTCTAAAACCCCAATCAAAGCGGTCATATTGACTCGGACATTGAGCATAACCCAGGCCCGCGCTCTTGCACGATCTTGGGCGCGGTTGTCTGTAATGTTTGGTTGCGTCTCCTCATACCATTGAAAGACACGCTTGAAATCTGCCGTTTGTGTTAAAGCCGCTCTGATTTTAACCGCACTCTTTGCAGCCATACGCCCATCGGCTTGGAGCGGTCCCCATTTCATGACAAGTAAGCCTTGGCGAGCGCTCTTGCGCTATCTAAGTCTCCCTCATAAGCACAACGGTTTAATGCATCGGCCACGATTGGATCGAGTGCTTTGAATTCAAACAAGCGAGCGCGTTTGCCTTTGTTTGCCCACTTCATAAAGGCTTTTACTTCGGCTTTTGTCTCGTTGTCGATCTCTTCCTCTTCCAAAATCCCTGGTTCCTCTTGTGGCTTCTCGCCAACTTCGGTTACAGGGGCTATTGGAGTCGCATTTGGTCCTTCAAGTGCTGGAGCGTTTGACGCTGTTGTTGCATCAATAATTCCGTCAGGGCTAAACAAGAAAGTGTTTGCACCTGATTGCAAGATAGGCATATCAGCCTGTGGTGTATCAAGTAACGGTAGGCCAAGTTCAGAACGGCGCTCATTGATTGTTTTACCACCGCTTGTAACTTCGATTTGGTTCTTTCGTGCGTTGGTTTCATTATCCAGGCGCTTGGAAGTCATCAACTTAAACTCCAACTCGCGTGGCATACCGAGGTATGTGTAGGAGATGTTGGTCAGCATTTTGCTGATCCAGTTAACCAAAGGCTGAGTTCCGATAGCCTCCGCGCTTTCAGCACGACCTTCCTCGAAACCAGCGCCTCCCAGCCCGCCCTTCGGTGCAAAACCGATCTCGGCTGGTTGAACGCCAAAGTGACCGCAAATAGATGTAATTAAATAATCGTCAAGAGTGTCTTTGAACTTCTCGCCGTATCCTTCAAACTGAATAGGGGTCATACCCGCTGGTAATAAACGCAGACGCTTACGCTGTTGTGTTTGGCCCGCTAAATCATCGTTGAAAATGTTCTCATAAGCGCGAAGCAAATCAGGGTTAGTTCCCCAGTTCTCATCGGTTGTAAACATTAACTCAGGCAGAACACCGTCTGTGTATTCGGCTCTGATCCATTGCTGGCGGCGTAGATAAATGTCTGCTAAAGGTAGCGCTCGCTCGGTTGGGCTGAAGCCATAGACCGAAGTTGTTCGGCGATTGCGGACCATGTATTGCAGGTCGTCTGAAGTGAACTCACCATCGGCGCTTGGATCATCATCGTTGGCTGTAAATTCTGCACGAGGGAAGCCATAAAGGATCTGCTGGAACGCTGCGTTCGGTGGCATCGGGCGCATACCTCGATCATCTAACAACGGTTTAATTGTTGAACCATCCAAGATTTGCAGACCATAAAGATCGCCACCGACAGAGCGCTGTGGCCAAACGGCCCAGGCATCAATAACAAGTATCTCTTCTAAAGCAATCATTAACCAGTCAGCAAAAGTTAGGCCGTTTGCGCGGTCAGGGTTCTCCCAAAACGAACGCATACGGTTAATTTCATCGGTGTATTTCTCGCGGGCTTTAGCCATAGCGCGGACATGATCGCCACCTGATGTTGCTGCAATCTTTTCTGAAGCATCTGTGCCAAGAACGATGTCCCAATCAAGCCCAGTTACTTTGTTTTTAATAACCTCAATGCAACGGCGGAGGATGTCGATCTGATCTGCTGAAGCACGAAGGGTCTTGAACGGAACCAGGCGTGTTTCAGTAACATTGATGTTTTGAGCAACTTGGTATTCATAGCGGCGTGGATCAGGGCGGCCATCCTCACGAACAGGGTTGATTGCCCCTGGCGTAATTGGTGTGCCTGGCCCAAATGGAACCGCAGCAAGCCAAGGGTTGCGTGGAAGCGGCGTTGAGTTGCCATAGTTTTGCGCAATTTGATTAAGCGCATTCAAACGCATTTGTTGTTCGGTCAAAGTCTGCGCACCTGCGGGCAGGTTTGGAGCCTTATCAAGTTGACCTTGCAGTAGTGCCTTTGCGATACGGTCTCTTAGACCCATGTGTATCTCCTTAACTGCTTAGCCGTGAACTACAACTCTGTATTGGTTAGATGTTGGAGCAACGGAGAACAACAGCGTGATTGCTGTTGTAGAAGTATGTTGAACATCGCAGATAACTTCCGCAAATGGTGCGGTGTTGTCATAAACGCTCACAATCACATCCTTGGTTCCAAGGTTGTGGGTGACAGTGTACGAGGTTGCAGTCCCATCGCCAACATTTGCTGCATATTTTGTGACAACAACTGCTGTATTAACGCTGACGGTATCGGAACCAACGCTGATGCCTGTGCCAGCACCAACCGCAAAAGTTGTGCCAGTTAAAGTTAAACCGTCACCTGCAATATAGGTTCCAGCGCCTGAGAATTGCTCCCAAACAATCGGATCTGTTCCAACTGTTGTGACTTCATCAATTTGAACCCAACCTGTATTTGCCAGGGTTGTTCCGTTGTCAACGAAGGTAAAGTCGCCACCAGCAATTTCAACTGCGCTATCAAAGTCTGTGGCTCGAGTTAAAACCCAGTTTGTTGAACCGCTACCAACTGTTGTGAGGGTGTAAATACCGTTGTGCGCTGTATTGGTTTGCAGTCTTACCAAAATACGAGAGTTGATAGGAGGTGTTGTGCCGTCTGTGCTAAACGCTGCTTGTGTTCCTGCGTTTGTAAGAGTTGCACCAACTCCTGAGGTTCCGTTGCTGTAAGTAGCGTTTAAGTTTGCAATTGTTGCAGCATAAGACGCAGCATGGATATTTAAACCCTGGGCTACATCATCCACATACTGCTTGTTGGCGGCATCGGTTGATGCAACAGGCGCTGCCAGGTTTGTAATCTTGTAAGAAGCAAACGACACATCATTTGTTGGCACTGCAAGTGCTGAAAGGTTAATTGTTGAGTGCGCGGTGTTATCGTGAACAGGAGTTCCATGGGTGTGGTCTGCTCTTGCAACATCAATGCTTGATCCATTGGAACTTCCTGCGCCAAATGAAGTCTGTGCAGAAACAGCGCCAAAGTCAGGCATCTCGTGGACATGGTCTTCACGCGCTGGTGCTGATCCAGTTCCGACTGCACCGTTTGCACCGATGGCCAACGCTTGTGGTGTTGTGTTTGTAAGCGCTGGAGTTCCGTGGGTATGGTCTGCGCGTGCAAAGTTTGTAGAGGAACCGTTGCCGCTTGATGCTCCATAAGATGTTTGAGCAGTTACGGTTCCAAAGTTATTTATTTGTGTCCAGGTTGTGCCATCATCAAAATAAAGCAGATAATTATCGGTTGCGTAATACAAACGACCCGCTTCGCCTGCGGTAGGGCGAGCAGAAAGAAGGCCATAAGTTACCTGTGCGTTGGCTTGAACACTTTGCCACGCCGATCCTGTGTAAAAATACAATTCATTGTCAACGGTGTCAAAATAAATCTGACCAGCAAGTGGTGTCGAAGGTGCTGTGCCAAGGTTCTGAATAACCGCGTTTTGCAGTTCATTCTTGTTGAGATCAATACCAACCAGGAACTTACGGGACATATTACATACCACCTAACATAAACGAAGGAACGAAACTGCTTGCTTC